AGACGCCGCTGTTAGGCCCGCCGCACAAGCGGGTGCTCAAGTGCTATATGAGGCTGTGAGAAACAACGTGCCTGTATCTAATAAAGGGCACTGGTTTCACGGCACGATGTTTAAGGTTAATGGCACAAAATATTTTTTTGAGGCTGGTACTTTAAAAAAATCTATTTACCAGGTTTTTTCGAAAGATAAAAGTAACGACAAAAGGTCTGTTTATCACGTGGCCTGGAATCATCGGGAATGCCCGTATGGTTTTATGGTGGAGTTTGGAACGAGTAGATCGGCAGCGAGGCCCTTTTTAAGGCCTGCTAAAGCAAGGATGGGCGATGCTTTAGAAGCCGCGAAAAAAGAGTTTTTAACCCGGCTGAACAATAAATGAGCTTAGAGTCGGATTTATTTAACACGCTTAAAGTAATTTGCCCGCGTGTTTATCCCGACATCGCACCGGCAAATACTGCAAGACCTTATATCACCTGGCAGCAATTTGGGGGCAATGTAATTAATCCATTAGCCAATGAGCTACCCGATAAACGTAACGCATTTATACAGATCAGTATATGGGCGGATACCCGCCTAGCTGCTAATGCGCTGGCCATGCAAATTGAGTCGGCCCTGGTGCAGTCAAACCTATTTACAGCGCGGCCACAAGCCGCATTGATGGCGTTGCCTTTTGAAGAGGAGACCGGCCTTTACGGCTGTTCGCAAGATTTTAGTATTTGGGCGCTCAGATAGCGCCAACAAGATAAGCCCCTAAGGAGAGATCCGGCGGGGCTTTTTTTTGCCCGCAAGGGCGCAACCACACCGCCTTCCGGCGGTTTTTTTTCGTCCAAAGAAAGGGCTTTAAATGGCTTATGCATTTCCGGAGGGCTCGAAGTTTTATTTTTCTGAAACTTTCGCTGCACCCAAAACTATTACAGTCATGACCAATGCGTCCCCGACTGTTGCCACCTCAGTGGCTCATGGCTTTGTTGATGGTGATGAGCTTTTACTAACCAGCGGCTGGGAAGACGCCACCGATACTGTGTTCAAGGCTGACGCGCTAACTGCAGATACGTTTAGTTTGTTAGACCTGGATACTACAGATACTAACTTCTACACGCCTGGCGGTGGCGCAAACTCGACCGTTAAGAAAATTAGTGCTTGGACTGAGATTCCTCAGGTGCTGACTATCGCTACATCTGGTGGGGACGCTCGTTTTACGACGATCCAGCCTTTAGCGCGGCGTAACGCAATCAACATCCCGACAGGGTTTAACGCAACCACTATTACGTTAACCCTTGGCCATGATCCTAGCTTGGCTAATTACAAAACACTCGTTGCGATTGGTCGGCGTTTATCACCGGTTGCTTTCAAGATGGTTCTGTCCGGTGGCTTTGTAAGTTACGGCTATGGGCACGTTTCTGTATCCGAGCAACCAAGTCTAAACGTCAATCAAGCTAACCAAGTTTCGGCAGCCTTTACTTTAGCCGGTCGCTCTATCTCTTACGCAGACTAATTGTTTGCCATGGCCCGCAGGGTTTTCTCTGCGGGTTTTTTATGCCCGCCAATTGTGGAGTACGGGCTTTTTTAAACCTTTACAGAAAGATAAAACACTATGGCAATCAAACTAGGTCAACGTCCCAAAACCTTTAAACCTTTCGGCGTGAAATTCCCTATGCCCGATGGCGAAACAGGCGTTATACAAGCTACTTATAAATACCGTACTCGCGTTGAGTTCGGAAAATTAATGAATGAGGTTTTTGGTGGAGTTGAAGACAAAGCCACTGAAGGCAAAGTGGATTTTGAAAAGATATTTGAAAGTATGGGCGATAAAAACGCTGATTATTTGTTGGAGTGTTTGGACGCTTGGGATCTAACCGAGCCGTTAACAAAACAGACGTTACTACAGTTATCTAGCGAAATTCCCGCGGCCTCTGTGGCCCTGATGACCTCATACCGGGAAGCTTGCGTTGACGGCAAGTTGGGAAACTAAAAGGGGTCATTGAGGCGCTCTATAACGGCGGGCAAAAAAAGCCCGCGAATGGTTTTGACCTCTCCTTTTTATACGCCTCCAAAGAAGACGAAGTCTGGCCCGATAACTGGCCAATCGTTAGTCTTTTTTTATCCCTGAAGGGCCAATGGAGAACATCCCATTCTGGCCCTTTTGCGCTTGATTACACCCCACTTTTTAAGCTGCTCGATATGCACTATCCAGACCGTCAAGAATGGCTACAAGCCTTTGAGGATATGCAGTTTATCGAGTCTATCGCGCTTGCAGAAATGAATAAAAAATGAGCGATATAACTGGTGACAGTGTACAGCTTGGTATAGCCGTTGACTCTTCACAGGCTGATGCCGGTTTCGGAAAGGTAGAACAGGGTGCCCAGAAGATGGCGCAGTCTGTCGCCCAATCCGGTAAGCAGGCGGGCGAGGGTATTAAGTTTATCGGTGAAGGTGGGGAAGAGGCTGCTAAAAAGCTAGACCGCGGCACAAAAAGCATTATCTCGTCCATCCAGCGGGCCACTGCTGAGATAAAAGCGGCTGGAAGTGATAGGTCTGCTGTATTCGAAAACCTAACCTCTATCAAAGGCCTTAATAACGACGCAATCAAGCCTTACCTTGATCAGTTAAAACAAGCTGAACAAGCCCAGCGCGCAGCCACTGGCTCCCTCGACAAAATGGGCGTTTCCGCAAAACAGACCGCAGCGGCTTTGCGTGGTGTACCCGCTCAATTTACAGACATCATTACAAGCTTACAAGGCGGCCAGGCTCCACTAACTGTGTTTTTACAGCAAGGTGGGCAGCTTAAAGACATGTTCGGTGGCGCGGGTAATGCTGCTAAGGCTTTAGGCGGTTACATACTCGGCTTAGTAAATCCTTATACGGTAGCGGCTGCTGCTGTTGGCGCTCTAGCCATTGCTTATTACCAAGGTAGTAAAGAGGCAGACGCTTATAACAAATCTCTGATTATGACGGGCAATGCAGCGGGTACTACTGCTTTGCAAATGCAGGCTATGGCCGCGCGCATTGATAGCGTTATAGGTACTCAAGCCGCTGCTGCTGAGGGTCTCGCACAAATGGCTGGCAGTGGACGGGTGGCTGGTAAAGACCTTGAGTACTTTACTCAGGTCGCCTTAAAGATGGAGCGTGAAGTAGGGACAGCCGTTAAAGACACGGTAAAGCAGTTTACTGAGTTAGCTAATGAGCCTGTTAAAGCCTCCGTAAAACTTAATGAGTCATACAACTATTTAACCCTCGCGATTTATGAACAGATAAAAGCGCTGCAGGATCAGGGCAAAGAGTTAGAGGCTGGCGCGCTAGCGCAAAAAACCTATGCGGATGCGATGAATAGTCGCGCCGATCAGGTTAATCAAAACCTAGGCTACATACAACGCGCATGGCGTGGAGTGAGTGGCGCAGCTAAGGAAGCTTGGGACGCCATGCTTAACGTTGGCAGGGTGCCAGATAAGCTGAAAGAAACCGCTAACGAAGTAGAAATCCTCAGGAAAAAGATAGAAGATAAAAAGTTCTTGGGGCCTGGAGTAGACAATAGCCGCGCTATTGCGAGCTTAGAAAAAGAACTTGCTTTTGCCTTACGTAAACAGTCCTACGCCCAAGAAGAAGAACGTATGGCGGCTAGGGCGGCTACTAATGCAGCGCGAAATGCTGAGATAAATAAACAAGGCATTGCAGCTGCTGAGGCGGTAGCCAAAGCGAACGAAAAAGCGCTTAGCAAACAAGAAATAATCAATAAATCGCTTAGTGAGTACCGCGCGAATCTCGAAAAAATAAAGGCAGCAAACCCTAACAGTGCTTTATTAGACCCTGATCAAATCGCGAAGACGGAGAAGGCTATTAAGTCTGTCAACGTAGCCGGGAAAGCCTCTAAGGCCGTCGTTGATGATTTTGCCAAACTCACTAAAAAGATTACTGACAGCACAGACGGCTACGCAGAAGCAGAAGCTGCTGCGAACGGTTACAACAAGTCCCAATTAGAGTTTCTAAAACTCGCTGGCTCTGATGTCTGGGCAAAATTTACCGATCAGCAGCGTGCACAGATAGCCGCTCTTTATGAAACCAAAATAGTCCAGGAACAAGCGGCTGACTCAACTAAAAAATTAATCAAAGCCAATCAAGACGCTGCTGCAGCCCGTGAAAAATATATGGCCTCTTTGGGCTCCGGCCTTGAGAAACTGCAGGCTGAGATAGTCGCACAAAAAGAATCTAATGACCGTTTAGGCCTGACAAAAGAAGCAATCGCAGAACTTGATATTGCAAAGCTGGAACTGCTAGCAACCGAAAAAGAACGGCAAGCGGTACGTGAATTTGATAAGAACCTAGACGAACAAGAATACAACGCGCTGATTAAAACCGCTCAAGGTTACCGTGAGCTAGCGAAATTAAAACAAGAAGGCGCATCCAAACAAGCAGGCTTAGACCTTGAGAAAGCCAGCGCAGAAGCGGCTTCCAAGGCTGCGGATGATTGGCGTAAAACAGCCGAAAGTATCGAAAGCTCAATTACCGACGCCTTGATGAATGGGTTTGGCGCGGGAAAAGACATAGCGAAAAACCTAAAAGACACCATCGTCAACATGTTCAAGACGATGGTCTTAAGGCCGGTAGTTAGTGGCGCTGTTAACTTCGCTGCGGGTGCTGTAGGTCTTGGAGACATTGCTAACGCCGCTAGTGGGGGAGGGGCCTCCTCAGCTTTAGGATTGGCTAATAATGCCTATAGTCTGTATAGCGCTGGGTCAACCGCATTAAGTCTAGGCTCGCAATATTTCGCGGGGACAATGTCAGCGGCAAACGTTGCTGGCACTGTAGCCGCTAATGCTACGGGTACAGGGATAAGCGGTCTACTAGCAACTAACGGAGCTTATGGTACTGCAACAGGGGCAGCCGCTACAAGTGGCTCCTTGATGTCATCGGTAGCCTCTGCGATCCCCTACGCCGCCGTAGCTCTAATCGTAGCCAATGCCCTAGGCGTCTTTAGGTCTAAAAAGATAGTAGGCAGCGGGATCATGGGGGAGTTGGGCGGAGACTCCATCCAGAGCTATGACCTACAACGCAGGGGCGGAACGCTCTTTAGTGGGCCTAGCTACAGCATCCAAAACGTTAAAGATAACGCTGAGTATCAATACGTACAAGACGCTTACAAACAGCTGCGTACAGCCACCTCAAACATGGCGGATGTGTTAGGGGTTGGGTCTGATGCGATTAAAAACTTTACCACCAAATTAGGTACCGAAATTATCCATCAGGAGGTGGGTAAAACAGGTATTAAGTTCGATGGATTAAAACCCGAAGAGATAGCCAAGAAAATAGAAGATGCCCTCTTATCGGCCAATGAGGAAATGGCCAAGTTTGTTTTGGGGACTACGGATTTTGGCAAAAAAGGTGAGACCGCTAGCCAGACCTTACAACGCTTAGCGGGTAGTCTGACTACCGTTAACCAGATATTTGGCAACCTCGGTTTTGAGCTGATGGACGCTAGCCTTGCGGGCGGTGATGCTGCTAGTAAGTTTGCGGATTTATTTGGTGGCATGGATGGCCTGGTACAAGCCACAAGTAGTTATTACGATAACTTTTACTCCGAGGCGGAACGGTCTGCTAACAGTAC